GCCAGCGCGGCAACGATAGACGAAACGAGTGTCCAAAACGCTTTCGACTTATAAAAGGGTTGTTTAGTATCAGACATAGGGATAAAATTTAAAGAACGATAGAAAAATGCGCGGCCTCTCCTGCAGTCGTTACCAATAACCTCTAGCAATTCACGAACTCTTACAAGAGGGGTCCGCGCACGTAACATATATCGTCAAGTAAAGAATGTACTATTTTTCTTCAGGGTTAGTAGACTTCACACTCGAGTTTGACTTATCTAACTGTGAATCAATGAGTTCTTGTCCAACTTCGAGACCATCGAACTTATCCATACGAGAGAACGAATTAGGGTCAAAATCGATTTCAGGGTTAAACTTCTCACCCTTCTCAAAGTCGGAGGGCTCAACTGTCACATCCGGACGACCGGGCAAAACATCGACGGAGCCGGAACCATCAAGAACAGACATAATTCGCTGACCGCGGGAAATGTATGCGGGAGCGTCTTCGAGTAACCAATCAAGTGCCATAGAGTCAATAAATTAACGATTAGACAAACGAGTTGCAAAGGTTTTATTTATAAGGTTCTTCTTCTGAACCGAATAAGACATATTTACAAAAAAATTATCCTCTGAATTGGAAGCAAAGGGAGAATTAACTTGTGCCATATCCACAAAGAGCGCGGGGTAATAATTAGCACCAGCAGAGCCTACATACGAAAAACCAAGAGAACGTTGCTGCACCCAATACGAGTAAAGAGCCTTAGGAACACCTAACGAGGGAGCGGGATATGAGGACAAAGAGCCCAATACCTCATCATAGGATGAACGGAACTCGTTAAAGCAAGGTTCGTAAGCGACAGCGAGACCAAGGTCCGAACCTGCAGCGTTACTAAAAAGCCGCGCAGCGGGAACATCCTGATAGCCAATATCGTTATAAATAGGATTAAAATAATCCGAGCCTTGATAATTCAAATAGTCGGGCGTAATTCCACTCCAAAAATAGACAGGACGGATGCTTAACATGTCAATCATATAACCAGGCTCGCGGAAATAATAAGACTGACGACGACCAAGACGTTCGTTGAATGCGATAGCACCACCCTGCTGACCAAGGGGACCAGTAACGCTTGGACCAGAGAAATTATTTTGTCCAGCCTGATTCATAACAATCTGAACATTGACAGTCTGCGAAGCGCTAAAGAGAAGCTTGGGACGGTCTACATGCTCTATCTTTGAAGCAAAAAATGTTTCCAGCCAATCGCTATAACGAGAACCGCCAGCGCCAAGAAGGTCCTTGTATTCCTGCAGACGCGAAGCAATAGCCAACTGAGGAATAGTGTTTACTCCGGTCATGGAAACAGCGGATGATGAACCAACAGGAATGAGGCGACTAAAGCGGTCAGGGTTCGAGGGCACAACGGCCATAGGGTGTGCAAACAAGAAAGCCGAAATACTAGTGACAGGGTTCTCACCTGTAGAAGTAGAGAACTGACCCGCAGGACCACCTCCGGAGATGATATTAGCACTATTAGGTAACGTAGTAGAAACAGGATAGCCATCTTGGTCGCCACCCGAAGGAAGCTGAGAGTTGATTATCTGAAAAAACAGGTTGCCTCTATTGAAAGTGTTGTTTGTACTCGAAACAGCCGACGGGTAAAACTGACTCTCAAAATAAGCATCGAGAAACTCTAGGTTAGCGAACTCTTGCTTAAAAAACGAAGACTCCGCAGCAAAAGAATAAGAGTCACTGTAAATCGACCAACTTGCAGGCCACGCAATCGAATACAAAGACCACTGCGAGTAACCATAATAATTTCGAACAATATCCCAATAAGCTAAATACGTATCAGCATTTGCCCATTGATTAACCGAAGCACCGGAGGGGAGACTACCGGTATAAGGAGGTTGGTTAGAAAGTTGCAGCGATGTCTTATTAGAAACGCGGAGCCAAGACATAAGCGAATTAGGATAAGCACGCGAAACACCAAGGGCGGAATTGGGAGTGGTAGTACCCGAAGTGCCAACAAGGGCGGTTATCCAATTCAGGCTCAAATCATTCATATCAAACTTACTACTATTCGTCCTCAACTCGGGGTGATAAAGCTGCAGCGGCACCCAGAAGCGGTGCAAACGAATGGTGTAAGGATTGAATGTCGGAACAGCGAGAGGATTGCTGCGAATATCAATACCCTGCTCGATAGATACACGGTCACGAGCATTAATAAAATCGATTCGCACCGGATACAAAATACCCGGTGTGCACGTAAAGGCCTTGCTCTCAGGAACATCATAGCGAGAATAGCCATTTACAACGTGAGAAATAAAAGGTTGTTTTCCCATAAATTAAATAATTAGTTGTAGTTTATAATGGTCTCTCCAAAACTGGAGAATATCCAAATCGAGCCAAGTAGGGGGGTCAAAATCGGGCATCTTACGAGAAGACGCAGAAAAGCGCATTACTTGCTTTTGTTCCCACGTGTATGACGCTCTACGGGATACGGCGGAATTGAGATTGAACCGGTCAACACACAAAGACACAATACGCTTAACCAAAGGAGACTTGCTAAAAT